CGTATTCCTGGCCCATTGCTGCCATGCCTGCGTTCAGGCCCATGCCTTGTTGGCCTGCCATAGCAGAACCCATGCGTATCATGCCCTCGCCCATCATATTGATGCGGTTAGGCTCGACTGCTGGCATCCGGGAGGATCCCCTGGCGTTGCCGGTCTGGAGAGCTGGCTTTGGGTTATTAGGCTGGTTTGGGTTCATTAGGACAGGTGGGCCAAGATCGGACGGGCGCATTTGTGGTCGCATCGATAATGCTGGGGGAAGTGCCATATTAATTGCCTCCGCGTAGGTTGGGGCGTACATTTCCAAACTGGTTGCCTGTGTAAGCGTTAGGTGCGCTTCCCATTCCAAACAGCTGGTCGCCATACTGATTTGCAAAGCCAAAGCCCTGCATAGCACCACTCAAGGCACCCTGGGCCCCATTATAAAGATTGGGAGTTACAGACGGCGACGAAGGTGCTTTACCGAGAACGCCAGCCTGGTAGTCTTTGCGCTGCTGTAACTCAAAGTCGCGCTGTCGCTCAAAAGCAGATCTAGTGTCATTAAGGGCAGCTTGGTCATAACCTTGGAGGGTGTTGCCTGCATTCATGCCAAAGTTGGCACCCTCGCCAAGCGTATTCATGCCGGTATTGTAGGCATTCGAAATTGCAGTGTTAGCGTTGCCAGCATTGGTCAGAGCATTTGACTGGTCAACAAATTGCTGGTTCTGCTGGTTGAGGGACTGGGTCCGCAAACTATCCATTACCTGGGAACTGACATCAGCACGGCGGTCATTAAAAGCACGGTTGGCTAGAGCCTCTGCGACACCGGCGCGACTAGAGTTCATGTTGTTGGTGCCACTGGCAGCGAGATCAACGCCTGGTAAGGTACTTTCCTCGAGCCTTCGCCGATCGTCACGCATTGCAGCCGCGACCAGGGGATCCATATTGTTTATTGCGTACTGATTAGCAGCGGCCAGGCGATCGTCTTGGGCACTCTGAGATAAACCCTGGAACTGGTTGTACAGAGAGTTGGCGTTAGCTCCGAATCCAGTATTAGAATTCATCATGCCATAGCCAGAGTTCTGGAGGTTAGAGCCGATGTTGCCCATGTTGGTGGCAGTGCCAGTCTGGAAGTCGTTAGGGGCAGCTAGGGTTTGGCCACCGTAGGCACCAGTCTCTAGGACGCCGCCTAGGGCAGCTTGAGAGCCTTCGAGGTTAGCGTCCACATATGGTTCATATTGCTTAAAACCGGCTAAGGATGCGGCTGTGGCAGCGTCCTGTGACTTGGCTGACTTTTTTGCGCCAAGATAGCCCAATCCGCCACCAATTAAGGTTGCTCCTACTACAAATGCCATATGAGTTTCCTACTCGATTTTATTGTTTTTAGAGTTCTCCAGGAACTCGTTTAGTGATGACAGGTCAGGCTCTTCCAGGCCCATAGCCTCATAGGTGGGGCTTAGTACTTCATCCTCTATCTCTGCCATGTGTTCTTCTGCACCGTGTGTCGTGAGGTGGACACAGACCAGTGTTGTGTCTTCTTCAATGTAGAAGGCTCTCTTGACGCCTGCCGGTGATACAAAGGTCTGTGGGGCCGTTAGGCGTTGGCGCCCACCATCTTCAGATATGATCACCATAGTGCCTGCCATCAAGAAAGTTAGATGGTCACGTTTGTGAAGGGCACCGGCTACCGTTATACCTTTCGGCATAAACAGCTGACGTGCATACTGATGACACCCATAACGGTCATCCAGGGGAGTGAAATGGTGCTCAAGCTCAGTCTGATCTAGGGCGCACTCTAGTTTGCCCTCTGCAATGCCGTGAAGCATTATGGTCTGATACTCCATCAGTGACTGCCTGATCTCTAAGTCTTGTTTCATACTGCAACCCAAGCTGTGCCGTTGTAGACAACTAGCCCCTGTGTCCCATTGTTTAGTGGGTTCCAAGGGGACACAGCATATCGAACCATGCCCTTACGGGGGCTCTCTGGGGCTCTGTCTGCCACTTGCACACTTGCATCGCTGAGAGACCTTATTGAGGCCTCTAGCTCTCTGAGTTCTTCCTGTAAGTAATTGGGTAGGAAGTCTGGATTGAGGCTGGGTGCTTGGCGTCTTGTGTAAGTAGACACCAGCATGTTGATCTTGTCAGATAGTGACATGAGTTACCTCCGACCTGTGACTACAACTTCAACGTCCATACCACTAAATGCAAAGTCCTTCAGAGTTGCTGTAGTCAACTTGTAGGACAGGTATCTACCAGCAATCCGCGTATCCACCTTGTAGTCATCAGAGGAGTCAAAGGTGACTTCAGTCTGGTAGTTGGGGGTGGCATTAGGAGTATCAGCAGCACCAAAGGTAAAACCAAAGGTGGCATCTGAGTTGTCAGTGGACATCTGAGGATAGACTTTGGAGATGACCTTGTAGCCGCTGAGGGGGATACCCACGTCATCTAGGTCTATGCCTACACGTTCCAGTAGAAGAGAAGAGGAGACTGTGGTGTCTACGGACTGGGCTAAGTTGCCTTGGTCTACTAGGTCGATACCGTAGAGCTTACTGTCTACAACGCCGCCACCAGTGGAGGACACAAGTAGAGACCTACGAGTATTCTGGCTCTCTTGGTCGTGGTAAGAGCCACCAATGTCATCATAGGTCTGGGTAGCATCAGCGTAAGAGAAAACACTGTCCACTGAGGCCTCTGAGCCACTTACGGCATTGGGGAGGTCTTGGAAGGACCATACGTCCTCTTTGTAGTTATAGACAGCTGCACGGTTGCAGTGTGTACCATCTGCATACACAGCCATATCGTCGCCTGTGTGGTAGCAAAAGTATATCTCCTCTAGGGCACTGTTGTGGACAACAAAGCACTCAGTGGTCAGCGAGGTGTCCATGCCACCAAAGATGTACTTACGGACCCTACCGTCACATATGCTTTGACGGGTGTTGCCATCAGTCACATAGATGTCGTCTTGGTCGAAGACGTAGTGGCGACCCTCTACTTCCACGATGCAGTTCTGGTTGATTACCCCGGCATCATCGAAGACCTTGCGGAAGTTGAAGATAAACGTACCACCCACAAACTCCATCATCCACACTTGGTCTTGGGAATACACAAGGAAGTTAGCTCCTAGTGTGGCGCCATCCATTATGGGTGTCTTCATCTGTACGAGGTCATTGAAGCCAGCACTATTGGTGAGGTCAGTCTCATCCCAAGTGTCTGGGACTTGGTTTGCTAGGACGGGATCAGAGAACCGCACACGGTTAGGGTAGCTAGTACCTGCCTCCACCGTGCCTAGAGCCAACAAGAAGTCACCAAAAGAGCGGAGTACAGTGGTGGTGTGGTTAGAGGGCCAGTTGGCCAAAGCAGTAAAGTTAGTGGCAGTGGGGGTTCTTGCTACAGGCACTTGGTCTGCACGGTTGACGTATTGCACATCAGCTAAGGTGGTAGCTGTGGTCCTATAGATGGTCGTAGAGGTGCTAGAGTTGAACCGCTGCGTGAAGGTTCCATTGGAGAACTCATAGATGTCGAATGTATCATCTACTAACAACACAGTATCGTAACCAGATAGGGCTGTGAGGCCATAGGAGAACACTGGGTTCCACGGTATGGTAGCAGACACAGCCCGGTACACTGGGCCACGGGTCACATTACCATCAGTGAACCTAATGTTCTTTGCTCTAGTGTAGGCATTGGTCGGGAGGTTGTAGGGGTCAACATCAGTGACCACGCCCACGGACCCTAGTCCACGGATTGGCAGGTTAGGCATGGCTTGAGTTCCTTACTGTAGGTTGGTGACTAAGTGACTACCGGGGGCCAAACTACTGTGCTTGGGAACCCAGATTGCTGAGTTACATCAAGCAGTGCTTGGCGATACACAGTCCACTCAGTTTGCTTGTCTGAAGATAGGTCTGCCCAGCGCAAAGTGTTAGACACAAGTGGATCAACCTTTGTGCTTAAAAGCCTGTCACGCTCTGCACGAACCTCTGTAGATTTCCATTCATCATACACCGCATCAGAGGGTGCTACCCAAGCTCCACCTTCGTAAGTGTGCAAGTGAGATGGACGTTGCGTTACTTCAGCGGTTCCGACTGGGTATGCAGCAATAATCTCATCCGAAGGGTCTGATAAGGTTTCCCAATAATCCCCAGTAGGATTTATAAAGTATTTGGACATTTTAGCTCCTATGACAGTCTTGACGCGGCGCGACTGGCACTGCCAGTTGTTCTATAATAGTGTGTATCAGGGACAATAAAATAACCATTATCCCATGTGCCGCTATCACCGTCAGCCCCACCAACAAGAACGCCGCCACTAGCGGTTGTGCTGACAAAAGCCGTCCCACCGCCAGTATTTAACTGATAATAAATTGCAATGGCGCGACCTGTAGTGTTTTGATACCAAGTATTTGTAGTCAAAGTTATAGTTGCGTAGGATTGACTTTCACCCAAAGTATCTGGGACACTCGAAGCAGTAATGTAGCCAGCGCCATTAGTCAGTTGGTTGTTGTTGGTCACAGCAGCAGGAAGTCCTGTAACACTAACGTCGCTAAGGCCTTGGCGGTTGAGGGTCAGCGTAGTGCCACTAATAGAGCCACCCGTCACATAATTATTGGTGTCTGTTGCACCGGGAGCTGACTCTAAGGTTGTTACGCGGCCACTCAAAGAGGTGAACTGGGTCTGTATGTCGCTAGTAGTTGAACTTAGGTATCCAAACTGTGTGGAG